AGCCTTGCCGGGCGGCAAACGTGATGCCGCCTGCTTGGCGGCGATCTCGCTGACGACCTCGCGGGTGCGGTCGAGCGGCGTCAGGACGTTGGGATCGACGGCGGCGGCGACCTTGTCATAGGCCTTGTTGGCATTGGCCTCGCTCTCGCCCGTGACCCAATCCCTGATCGATTTCTTCGCGACCTCGCCGGTATCGGCGGCTGTGCCTGCCGACCCATAGGAACCAGCGACCTCGTCCGCCTTGGTGCCGAGTTGCTCAAGGGTGCCTTCGGCGGCCTTGACCAGCGGCGTCCCGCCATACGGGATGTTGGCGACCAGTTGACCCGCCTGCTGCACGGGCATGCTGTCGCTGGCCGCTGCGCGCGATATCTGAACCGGCGCGCCGTTCTGCGACAATCGATCGGCGGCCTCGACCACCGCCTGTCCCGATCCCGGCGCGGGCGGCGGCGCACGCGTCGGCGCAAACCCGGCAGGTGTTGCCGGAACTGTGGGCGGGCGGCGCATCAATTCCGGGGCCAGCATCTGCGCGGCGAACTCAGTGTGCTCGCGCGGGATGCCGGTGACATCCTCGACCGGCTGGCTGAACCCGGATCGGAGAGCGGCCATGGCTGGCGAGGCCACATAGCCCAACGCGCCAAGCCCGACATTGCCGACGCCCTTGGCGAACGTCCCCAGCCCGGCGAGACTATTGGGCTGTGCCGCGTGCCAGCCTTCGGCGATCTGTCCCACGCCGCTCGCCATCTGGTCTTCGGCGTCGGTTCGCAGTTCGTCGTAATTTCTTGGATATTCGGTAACCGGACTGATGGCTTTGCCGAGCGGTGAAAGTTTTTGCCGCTCCGCTAGACCGTGATCGCTCGTGATGTAGACGCGCTTCGGCGGGGTGTCGTGCCAAGTGATGTTTTCGTCAGGCACCTGTGGGGTGTCGTGCCAAGTGATGCTTTCCTCTGCCATCACTTGTACTCTTTGGTCCCGTCTGAATAGAGGATCACCGTCTTGCCCTTGTTCGGGCCTTCATTCACCGTCCCGGTTTTCGCCACGGTCTTTGCGGGCTGCGCCTTTGGCGGCGCGCTATCGAGCAGCGTGGGATCGATGCCCTGCGCCTTCAGCCGTGCCACGACTTGCTCGCGCGGCACGCGGTTGGCGAGATCGTTGCGCGCCATGCGCAGCGCCTCGTCGGCACCAGTGCCCTGCCCCGATGGCGGTCGCCGCAGTTCGGGCGGCACAATGCTGTCGGGCGCGTGATAGGACGCGCCAGCCTCGCGCGCCATGCCGCGCATCGCGGTGAGCCGGTTCTGCTGCTTCTGCGCAATCGCAGCCTCATCATCGCCGGGCTGCGGGAAATACTGCTGGCGCGCATTTTCGAACTCGCTTGGACTGATCGCCGCGCCGCTCTCCTTGCGCAGCAGCGCGTTGACGAAATTGCGCTGCGCCTGTTCAAGTTTCTGGCGATCCGCCGACAGGAACCAGTTGCGCACCGCGCCCGTGTGCGGAATATCGCGCGCGGTCTCCGCGATCGTACCCGTCGTCGCGCCGACGACACCCTGATTGGTGCCCTCCAATCCATTGAGCGCGTCGTGCGCCTGCGCCATGCGATCGGTGTAGGTCGCCGCCTGCGCCTCGTCGTGGTTCATCTTGCCGCCGATCATCAGCGGGTTGACCGGCGTCGGCTGGCCAGCGATCGGGCCTTCCGGTCCCGATTTCTTGACCCGCACCAACTGGCCGTTGACATCCTTGATCTCGTACTCCGAAGGCGTCGGCCCCTTGTAGCCGGGACCGATGACGTAGGCCTGACCCTCCGGGGTTTTCAACGCGTCGGGACCGGCTGTGGCGACAAGATTTTTCGCGCGCCATGTCGGCGTGTCTTGCTCGTCCTTCTCTGCGGCGCGGGCTTCCTGCGATTGCAGGATGCCGGTCTGGACATCGGCGCGCCGATCGGTGACCGCATAGCGCGCGTCCTCGCGCGACTGATCAACGAGCTTCTCCTGCAGAGTTAATCCGAGTTGCACCAGACTAGGCACGCCCGATCCGATCAGCGCCTGCGTGTTCGACTTGATGTCCGGCCCGAGGTTCGACAGCGTGGCCTGCTTCTGCTGCTGCTCCTGCGCATCGCGTGCGACGTTGCCGAGGTTGGACAACGACGACCACATCGATTGCGGCACCAGCGAATTGACTTGTGTGGTGGGAAGTTGAAGCGGTGCGATGGCCATGACTATCCTATCCCGGTTGGCGTGCCGCCGCCGAACCACGATTGCCCCAAGTTCATATTTTGGATGCCGCCGCCGATTGATCCGAGCGCCGATCCGAGCGGCGAGCTACCAAAGGACGGCAGCGCGGTCTTGCCGCCGAGCGGATTGCCGCCGAGGCCCAGTGTCGCCAGCGACAATCCCGCCCCGAGCAGATTTTGCGCGCCCTGCGCCTGACCCTGCGCCACCATGTTGTTGTCGGCCATGGTGCCCGACGCGATGTTGCCCGAGACACCGGCTTGGTTGCCCGCATAGGTTTGCGCCAGATTTGCAAGCCCGGTGTCGCCCGCTGCCTGACCGGCTGCGGCAGTGCCGGTCGCGTTCAATCCCATCCCGGCAACACTGCCGAGATTTTGCAGCCACGTATTGTATTGCTGGTTCTGCAGGTTCTGCGTGAAGGTGCCAACATCTTCCGCCGTGTTACCGCTGTTCGACATGCCCGCCGCGCCCATCTGGCGCAGGATGGCATCGGTGCCCGCCGTGACCGCGCCGGTATAGCCCGGCGCGTTCTGGAACGCGGCCTGCGCCGCTGCGGTGCCCTGCGGACCACCCGCGCCGAGCGCGCCGGTCAGAAGGCTTCCAGCCTGATTGTATTGCGTGCCGAGATTGGCGAGCGGCGTGTAGGCCCCGATCGCATTATTGAGATTGCCGACGCCCGTGTTGTATCCGGTCGTCAGATAATTTTGCGCTTGGCCGCCATACTGCGACAACGCCGCCGCGTTGGCATTGGCAGCATCCTGCTGCGCGCCGCCACCGAATAGCGTCGAGAAAAAATCAGCCATGTTGGCTCCGGTCAGTTTGGTCCGGGGAGGAATTTCTGTTGCGCGGCGTTCCAGATCAGCACTTGGCCATCGGTCAGCGTCGCTGGATTGATTTCCGAGAACATGTTGACGAACGTCGCCAGCGATTGCAGTTGCTGGTACCAAAGCGGATCGAGACCGGTCGGCGTGTCGATCTTGATGTTCTGCGCAGGGAAATTGATTTTCATCGCAGCGCGTCCGCTTGCATGTCGGCTCCCATGAAGCCGAAGTTCAGTCCGGCGCTTTCATCGAAGCGCCAGCGCACGCCCTGCACTTCGGCCTGCCCCCAGATCGCCGAGCGGGCGCGGAAATTGGTGATGGCTTGGCGACCGATCGGCACCTGACGCGGATTGGAAAACGTGTTGCCGCCGTCGCGCGAGATCGAGATCCCGACCATGGCATTGGTTTCGTCGGGGTCGTGGCCGAGCGCGTTGCTCTGGCCCTTGGTCATGTAAAGTTCGATGCCGTTGATCCGCATCGCCTGCGGGAATGCGCCGAGCGGCCCGGTCTCAAGCCGCATCGCCAGCGGGTTGCCAAGTTCGTTGCGGATCAGACTGGAAAGCGAGCAAAGCGTCGGGCTGTCGTGATCGCCACACAGCCAAAGGCTGAACGCATAAATCGGCCAATGTGCGCGCCAGTAATTCTTGAGATAGGAGCGGCGCTCGTGCCACGACAGCAGCGTGGTGTCGTACTCCCAGCACCAGTTCGGTCCCTGCACCACCACGAAGCCGTGGCCGCGCGAGACGTAGACGCCGACCGTGACCTTGCTCTTGTCCGGTTCGGCTTCGATCAGATCCTCGATGTCGGGCGTCGAGATCGGCGTCGGCGTGTAGGTCGTCAGCGTCGAAACCTTGCCGTCATCGCCGACAAAGAAGATCCCCTTGCCCCAGCCATCCTCGTTGCCTGCGATCGAATAAGGGCCGGGAATGCCGCGAAAAATCGTGGAGATGTAGCTGAACGGATAACCCGTGGTGTTGATGCCGCCCCACACCTCGATGGTGTTGGCACCCGCCAGCAGCAATTGGCCGTTGCCAAGCGGCAGCGGACGATACAACGCGTCAGGCTTGCTGGCCGCGTTGGCGAAGTTCAGCGTGTTGATATTGGTCGAGTTCGGATCGGAGGTCCGCGTCAGGCCGCTGCCATAGGTGAACACGAAGAACGACTGATGAAACACCACCGAGTTGGGCGAGCCGACATCCGTATCGGGATAGTTCGCAATTCCCGCAGGTAGGATGACGAAGGCCCCGAGGCCGGGCGACACAACCACGATGTCAGGCGGGGTGTTCTGGTTCTGCGCGAAGAAGCAATCGGCGGTGCCGGGTATTGAACCGGTCAACGCCACGCCCGCACCACCGAGCGAGGTCCATGTGTAGACCGTGGTGCCGAACAGCCCGTAGAACGTGCCCTGAACCTGAATTCCGCCGCGATAGAGGCC